AAGACGACGAAGGTTGGTACGGCACCATCAACCCACCGGCACACAAGGCCCCAGCCACAGACATCCCGTTTTGATGGCAGGCCCTGAACTCCAAGCCTTTCGAGAGCTGGACAAAATGGGGCTGATCTTAGAGGGCGAGTTTTTCTCGCCCTTTATGGCGGGCCAGGATCACTACACCAAGCTGTTAGCGGCCATGAAGGCGGATCGCCTAGGGATTAAGCGCCGCGCAACGCCTGACAGTCCATCTCAGCAATGCGACCCACCGCCTGCTGAAGCAAACGCGCCGTCTGACGATTAGCTCTGGCCAACGACACGCAGAGGCCCTGCAGCTCTGCCACGTCGTCAGTGCTCAAAATTGATCGCACCATCTTTTCAGTCTCAAACGAGTCTTCTGTTGATGGCTTGACGATCATCCAGTCGAAAGACATAGGGCCTCCGCATGGTTATGGCCTAATGGTGATCATCCAACCTGAATTTGGCCCCTCAATCAGCCACCTGTAGTTGAACTCTGACTGACGGATGCGAACGGACTTGCCCGACCGTGAAAAATCATGCCCGCCTTTCTGCATGAGCGGGTAACCCATGGGGTCGTGCATGACGTAATACTGATCGCCAACCGGGCTGTGTTTGCCCTGGACCCCCGTGATCACCGACCAATGGCCGCAGGCAAGCCCATTACAAGTTGGCGGTTCGCCTTTGCTTAAATCGCCCTTGTCGTACCAGCCCACGAGAACAGCGGATCCGCGAGATATGGCCGCTTCGATCATCTGCGGATTGCCCTTTTGAGTGAACTCCACATCCAGGCCCAAAAACTGGAGCGTTTGGAGCTGGGCATTGACGCTGGTGGTGTCCCCAAACTTGGATAGCCGCCAGATGTACTCGTTATCACTAGAGACCAGATTGGCGCTGGCTGCGAGCATGGCGGCGGAGGAGGCGAAACAATCACGCCACCCATCGGGGCCGTTGTCGGTTTGCTTGTAGTAAGGGACATAGACCTCTTCGTCAATCCCAGCAGCCCGCCACGCCTCGAACCACTGGCTGTCTTCCTGTAGAAGCTCAGCAGGCATGGCATCTTGTAGGGCCGCAACGCCAGCCAGGTGGTAGGGCGAGTCATCCCTGAAATGTTGGAAGAAGGGCAGCAAACTGAGCACGCTCAGAAAACCTACAGACGGCCCGATAATGGCTGGTCGCAAATGCTTTCGCCAACTGTGTAGCCGATCATAAAAACCAGCGTTGAACTGAACAACAGCAGCATGACCGCGCCGCCCGCAACGAACCAACCCGTCAACGAAAAGACGGACATTTTCATTTTTCAATTCTCTTTTCCGGGTACATGAACTTGACCACATAGGAAACGACTTGATCGTCTATTTGTGATTCGGTCGATTTGGCGTACTCGGTCAAAAGATCGACCACCAGTTTTTTGACTCCCTCCGATTGCAAGAACCGAAACAGGATTGGGCGGATCAGTAGCAGCATGGTTGGGCCTGATCGTACCCTTAGAGGGTAGCTCTGTTAGGCCATGGCAGAAACACCGCAAACCAAGTCAGAAGAACAAGAGGATCAAGGTCATTCTTGGCTGGGTGATGTTGTTCGCGTGACCATTCTGCTGTGGTCGATGGGAATCCTGACTGCAAACTATCTGGGCATCTTTTCCCAATCTGTCGATCCAACTTTCCCGGCGAGTTTGCTTACGGGTACGGCAGCTTCTTATTCGCCAGCACTCGGCAAACTTGGCAAGAAAAAGAAGGAGGACAACGGCGTTATCGTTGATAACAGTAAAACCAATGCAGGCATCAAATGACCCGCACAATTTTGGTATTAGGCATCACTTTAGCGGCTGTTTTACCTGCTAAGGCTGACCTCACGCATCGACTTAGCAGTTCAGTGCAACTCGATGTAGGCGGGGCTTCAAGTCGTGCTGTTCGCCTTGGCAACACTTACAGCATCAGCGGGAACGGAGTTGACACGTCGGTGAGCGCAGGCGGCAGCACCACGGCCGACGCCCTTGGAGGGCTTGGGGCAGCTACCAACGGGGTTAACGCAATCACAATCCCAGACGCAACACAGAAGACTGCGGGCAACTCTTTTAGCTTTGCAACCAGCTACTCCCAAGGCGATCTTGTGCCCACGTCTGCCCCGACCGTTGGAGCTGTGCCAGCCTTTGGCGATGTGACCAGCACAGCCGCAGGCACAAACACTGGCTTGAGTGGCAGCGTTACCACAGCGGGGACCGTCACGATTGCTCCAGGTGGGGCAAACACCAGCGCCATCGGGCAGGTGATTAGTGAACTTCAAAGCCGCTAGTGCGCTTTTGCTGCTCTTGGCATCACCAGCGGCAGCGGTGCCTGTCGTACCAAATTTTTCGCAGGGCCAGGTCTCCAGCCATAGCGAGTCGAAAACGATTGTGAAGGAGCAGATTGTTTCAGAGTCGTACCGGACTGGCTGGGAATACACCGTCACAGGCACTGGCGTTGAGCCAGCAAGCGCAGTGGTGAGCCCTTCAGCTAGCGGCACAGGCCTAAACCTTGGCAATCGCGGCAGCTGGGTTCAATCGACGCCAGGTGCTGCCTTCCAGTTTGCAGAGACCTATCAGGGCCCCGGTCTGATCGAAAAAGTAATTATTGACAGGGAAACAATCATCGAAAGCGTGACCGACTCCACCAGCACTTTTAGCCAATGAGAGCGACAGCGACTGCACTGCTGCTCGGTTTGATCTATACCGGGCCTGCCGCTGCACAGGTAAGCGCGACTGCATCTCCAGTATCAAATAGTAGCGGCTCAGTTGTTAATCAAGCTGTGCAAATAACGCCGGGTCAATATCAAAAATTTAGCTTTGGTTCTGGGATTCAATGTGACGGAGCAACGTTAAATGTGTCCCCTTTTGTGTCTGGTGTTCACTCTTGGGGTAAACCTAACAATGAATATTATGAAGAGCCGGTTTACGATAACAGCGACAATTTTGGTTTAACTGACCCAGAAACAGGCTTGGACGGGCCAGACGGGGTTCCCGACAGTCCTGGCCGAGTCTTGTTCATGAAGCCAATGAGGACGGGGTATCGGAGCAACTACAGCAACAATTTTGGGATCACTGCGACAATATCTGTGCCATTAGATCGTCGTGCTATCAACCTGTGCCTCAAAGCCGCAGAAAAACAGGTTGCTCTTTATGAACAGAGCTTGGCTGATAAAAGATTAAATTACGAAATGGGACGCTTAAAAGCGTGCCAACAGGCGATCCGGGATGGTTATGGCTTCTCTGATAAGAGTCCCTTCAAAGCCATCTGTGCTGATGTAGTTCTAAGGCCAATTCCTGTAGAAGATCACACCCACGCCATCATTTACCCAAAGCCCGACGTAAAGCCATTAGTGCTCGATTCCGATCTCGTTGCGCCAGGATCCGCTCCCGCAAAGATACCGGTTTCTCCTTTTTCAACAGAAGCTTCTTCACAACCTTCTTCGTAATTGGCTTGGCCAGCTTCTGCAGCACTGATGCAATCGGCTTGGACAAGATCGCAGCTGTTGTGGCAAAAGCAGCTGTAAGCGCCACAGAGGTCGTGGGGCCAACGTCCGGCAAGTAATTATCAACAACCTGATTGACCGGAACTGAGGCCCAGGTCTTGACGCAGTTGCCATCTTGCAGCTCGTAACCCGCAAGAACCTGCGTTCCTAATTTGTTAAACGATCCGATTTCTTTCGCGCCAAACGGTGGGCACGGTTTGTCCTGTGGCAAGTTTGAAGGGCTGGGGACGGCACTCGGCACACTTGCGGGAGGGAATGCGGCCGGAGCTTTTAGCTCCGGTTTTTTTGTGTTTGCTTGTGCTGGCTGCACCCATGTGAAATCGCGGGGGCTGTAGTTAGGAGCGTCATAAACAGGAACCGAACCATCGCACAGGGTTACTGTGCCGCGTGGATCATCCTCAAAGGTTTGAACACCGCTGCCCTGGCTGATACGCGCACGGACGCATCCAGGCATTTCAATGATTGGGAACGCTGCTGAGGTTACCGGTGGGGCTGTTGGTAAAACAGGTTGCGGGATTGGCTGGCTTACAGAGATGTCAGGCACCCCGATTCTTCGTACACCTATCGCACGAATTTGCGGCATAGCGTTTACAGGGGGTGGAGCCTTAGAAACAAGTCAAAATGGTGACCTAATCGCAGGCCCAGTTGATTTGGGCAGCTCAGGCATTTTCGGAACAGGCACTTGATCGAGGATCGTTTCTGTCAGCTCTAGCTTCATCTCGCTCAGATAGAGCTTCATCATTGACGGGACGCGCGTGTAAGCCATCACGCCGATCACAGCCAAGGCCGTTGAGATGGTGAAGCCGAGAACACCCAGCAAATTAAAAATTTTTTGGCCCATAGTTTTTAGGTAAACAAAAAGCCCCCTTTCGGGAGCCTCTTGTTGTCTGTGTGAAGAGACTTCTGAGTTATACCTCAGAGATCGAAGGATTTGCCAACTTTAAGGTTGAAGCTGGTGTCGGAGTCGATGCTGGCAAAGCTCAGCTCGCTGTAACCCGCACCAAAGCTGTAGCCAGCCTTTCCGCTAATGCCCACCTCAGTGTCGCCTGTATCGGGAACTTGGACCATAGGGCCTAATTGAGCAAAAAAGCCCTCGTTCTTCACGCCCAGGTGTAGGTCAACGGTTGCGCCGGTCACGCCGTCTTCGCCAGCTCCGACGTTAGCTTCTGGGTTGAAATAAAGCGGGCCTGCGATCGCAGACAGGGGGGCCAATGCACTGACCGCAATGACGGCGGCACCAGTCACAAAAGATTTGATCATTTTGAAACGAAAAAACGTTTTCCTCGGGTACATTAACCGCGCCAGTCAATGGACGGTTTTGGATGTGATCTACAGGATCAATCTTCATCACTACCAGGCCAAACCGAATGCTTACGGCTCAGGCCCGTATAAAGGCCACGCTTTGGATGGTCAGGCTTGTCGCGGCCTTCGTGCAAATAGAGCATCGAAAGCCATTTTACTCGATTATTTTGAGCCTCGATGTCCGTAGCCCCGTAAGACGCGGACATCATTGGATCAGGTTTTTGCATCAGATCACCAGCCTGAAGGTTTGCCAGATGCTTGGGTCGGTGTGACCTTTTCTGTGATTTGTGCAGCAAGCGCATCCTGAATCTCAGTTACTTTTTCCGCACCACCAAGCTTGGCTTGAACAGCAGCCACGATGTCAGCCTCAGTTAGATCATTGAAGCTGACCAACGTGTCAGGACGATCCAAGCCGATGCTGCCATAAGCGCCAGAGTTATAAGCGTTGCCCTCAGAGTCAACCTGATCGCTAATTGCGGTCACGGTGTAATGGGCCGTGTGTGCAAAATCATCCGAGAGATCTCGTCCAAGATCAACAATTTTCCAAACGTAGGTGTTTGCCATGAAATAGGAGCAATAGGGTCAGTGTAACTTGAGCGCCCCACGTTGCCATGGAGCGATTACTGTCAGCCAGCCTCAAGGGCTGCAACTTTGGTTTCTAGGGTTTCAATGCGTTCCATTGCTTCCTGCAGCGCCTTGATAGCCTTCATGTAAAGCACGGAATATGCAACGGATTTATATTCTTCGCCATTTTCCTCTTTCCTTTGACAAACAAGACCGGGAGAAACAGCCTCAATTTCTTGAGCGACAACGCCAATTTGCTTGTGCGTGCCCCACTCTAATTCTTCTTTAAAGTTAAAGTTTACTACCCTAATTGTTTTTAGATCATCCCATTGGGAGGAAGCGTCTGCAATGTTTTCTTTAAACTTAACATCAGAAATTTGTGTGTATCTGTTGTTTGTATTTTCTAGATCACCATCCGCCAAGATCCTAAATACAACTGTCCCTGTATCAAGGTCAGTTGCACCATTTTTAAGCGCAAAAGCTACATCAGTAGAGCCTGTTTCAGCGTGATGCAAGTCATAACCATTTCCGTCACTAGAAAAATGATCAATCCTACCTAAGCTGTCGATTTTAAATCGCGCGGTACCGCTAGTTCGTGTCAGCAAACTATTATCGTTGTGATTGTAAGTAAAACCTCCAACGTATGCAGCAGCACCACTAGTCCCATCTGCGAAATATAAATTAGTCCTCTGATTTGCCCCAGTTGATGCGACTGTTATTCCAGTGTGGCCTGAACTAGCGACTACAAGATTGCTTGCTTCCCCGTCGTAAGTGCTAGTCGTCCCCACCAACAGCCTGCCCGAGCTGTCTAGGCGTAATTTTTCGCTGCCATCTGTGCCAAAACGCAACGTGTTCCCGTCATGGTTATATGCAATAAAACCTTTGTAACTTGCCGCTCCAGTGCCATCGCCAAAGTAAATGTTTCCGTAACTGTCAGTACCGCTGGCAATAGTAATTCCAGCATGACCAGTACCAGAAGTATTTCCTAAAACAACAAAATTATTAGCGCCTGAGTCAAAAGCACCTGGGTTAGTAGTGTTAAATCCAAATTTACCATCGCTCGTAATCCTCATCCGCTCCGTCGGAGTATTCGCACCATCGGCTGTAGTTCTAAAAAGTAAGCGTCCTGGCATGTCATTAGAGCCAGGAGTGCCATCTACTTCTCCTATAATTTCTGCTCCAAGGTTATTAAAATCAGTCCCATCGTGTCCGTGAAAACGAATTTTACCAAGTTCGTCACCATTACCAAGTGACTGATTTGAAGCTTCGCTACCTCTTGCATGAGCAAGGATTATCGATGGACCAGAAGTACCTGACTCAAAGCGAGTCTGTCTAATAGAACTCGTTGCAAAATCAGTACCAGAGACTTGAAATCTTGAAGCTGTTGGTGAAGTTTGGGCAGTAGATGTACCCACCAACAGCCTGCCACTTGAGTCGATTCGTACTTTTTCACCATCAGCGCGACCAAAAATGTGTTGGTCTGCAGTAGTAATACTGTTGACAAATGATGCAGTTGAACGGTTGTAGTGATTTACAGTATTGTTACCGGAACTACTGCCAGGGTAAAACTCAAATCCTTCCGTGCCAGCATCTGAAACGACCAGTGCTCTTTGGGGCGACGACGTTCCAATGCCAACCTTATTATCATCGCTAAACGTAACAGTAGGCGTTGCAGCGCCAGAATTATGAAAGTTAAGATCCCCGTCAGAATCAATACTTAAGGTATAGCCTTCCGCTCCAGATGCTTCTTCAAGATAGATATTTGCTGGAAGACTATTGCCGTCAGTTACAGCTTTGATTGCAACAGCACCTCTGTTAAATGAAGGAGTATCTACGTCTCCAACCACTAAGTTTGCACCACCGGAGGAGACTCCAACCAACAGCCTGCCACTTGCATCGACTCTGAATCGCTCGGCACCAGCAGTTGCCCATTTTAAATAATTTGCGCTGTGATCATACTGAACATATCCTTGATATTCTGCAGCACCAGAAGTACCATCAGAGAAGAAAATTGTTCCAACACTGCTTGTACCAGAACGCAGAGTGATTCCGCAATGACCAGAATCTGCAATAGTCAAATTATCAGCGGTAGCTTCACCTTCAGTCGTCGTACCAACCAACAGCCTCCCCGAGCTGTCCAGGCGTGCCGCCTCAGTGCCGCCCATCTTAAACAGCATCGAACTACCACCAGTTGCGTTGAAACCAGGGCTGCTGCTAGAACCAAGTTGACCAATTTCAATCGCGTAATCTCCACCGTTTTCACCTCCAAACTTGACGGCTGCAGCATTATCTTTGCGGACGTGCAGTGTTCGATCAGCCGACGTCGTCGAAATCCCGACTTTTCCATCGCTCGAAATTCTGAGGCGCTCGGTTGGTGTATCACCAGTAACCATGCAAATGCTGTAACTACCTGCATCAGATCTTGTTTGAAGAACTAAATTACCTGTTTGATCAAATGAATTAGATCCACCACCAGTAGAACCGTAAATAATAGGAGCACTTATGCCATCAGGGTATGAAGATGCTCCATTTCTAAAAGTTACATATCCACCACTTACTTCGAGTTTGCCGCTTGGATTGGATTGACCAATTCCACAATTTCCATCGCTCGTAATTCTGAGGCGCTCGCTGCCTTGAGTCCCAAACTTAAGGGGAAACGC